GGTAAAAATGCGCATGCGGTTCTTCCTTCCACACCGCAAGAGCTACCGGCTCCCCCGCGCGGCCTCCCACGCGCGGGGTTCCGTAGTAGCGAAAATGCTGTATTATGTGGATAACGCGTTAAAGGAGATCAACATGCCGAAGAAGGGTCTGTATGCCAACATTCACGCTAAACGTAAGCGCATTGCGGCGGGCAGCGGCGAAAAGATGCGCAAGGCTGGAAGTAAGGGCGCGCCGAGCGCGAAAGCGTTTAAAGCTGCCGCGAAGACTGCGAAAAAGCCTAAAAAAGCGAAGAAAAGGAAAAAGTAATGCCAGCAACAACGACAACAGGATGCCCTTATAAAAAGTGCCCAACACCGGCAGCGTGTAAGAAGGCAGGCGTCTGCTTAGGTAAGCTCAGAAAGGCGATCTAATGGCGGCAGGCGCGACAGGTAGTAACGGCTGGCACTTTCCGATATTCGGCTTGGGCACGACGCACGTATTAGACAATCCCACGGTGTCAACGCAGACGCCTGCGTTTGGCGATGATACGCGCATTATCCGCGTGTCCGTTACTGGCGATCACTGCCACTTTGCGATCGGCGCTAATCCGACGGCTGCGGAGAGCGACAGCCCGTCGATCTCAGAGGGCAACGTTGAATACTTTAAAGTGAAGGGCGGGTGGAAGCTCGCCGCGATAGACGCGCACGGACATGGCAGCGTCGAAATCACCGTGACGGAGATGTTCTGATGGCGGAGAAGAAAGATGCTCGGCTATCTCGTGTCGGCGTATCTGGCTACAACAAGCCAAAGCGCACCCCCAAGCACCCGACGAAATCGCACGTCGTGGTTGCGAAAGAAGGCGACAAAGTTAAGACGATCCGCTTTGGCCAGCAGGGTGTTAAGGGCTCTCCGAAAGGTAGCGCACGTAATAAAGCGTTTCGTGCGCGCCATGCGAAAAACATAGCCAAGGGCAAGATGTCCGCGGCATTCTGGGCAGCAAAGGAAAAGTGGTGATGGACGCATTCCTGCGTAAATTATACGTTGATATGACCAACGACGATTACAACGCCTTCCGTCCGCGCGAGGATGACGTCGAAGGCCCGATGTACAGCGACGAAACAATATTACGTGCCTTGCGTGCCTTAGAGCAGACCGAAGAAGGCACGCCAGAGCGCAACTACATGGCCGAGATGATGCGCAAGCACGGGCCACGCGCTGGGGTTCCTTTGGGCGAAACGTACCCACAAAGCTACGAAGCCGGCGAGGATAAGTTTGACAACTTACTGGCGGATTTTCGTGAATCTAGGAAAGAGGGCGACTTGCTGGGTCAAGTTGCCGCCGGCGGTAAAGGCATTATGGCGATCGCAAACCCTCTTAATGCAGGCCCGACAACTTCAGGATTTATGCAAGGATTGCTGCGCTACATGATGGAGCGCGAATAATGGTCGATATGAGAAAATATCTTCGCGGCGCAGGAAATCTAGGGTATTCGTTGCTGGACAACGTCATCGGCTTTGATGATGGATATGATACAACTGGCGAACTTTTAGGGCGTTATATTCGCCAAGACCCAATGGGCGCGGCAAGGGTTATAGGCGGTAGCGTTCTGGACAGCGTTGTAGGCGCCGTAAAAGACCCCATAGGCACGATCACTGATACAGCGACAGGTATTGCGTCATCAGCGGGTAATGCGTCTCAGGGCGCCGCTGCGTACCTCCCAGAAGGCGTTGAGTTAAAAAACGCTACATACGAACAAATCCGCGACGCTAATGAAGCGTTTTTAGCAGATATAACGAACGTCGCATCGGTCGTTCCTGCTGTTAAAGGCGCAACTACAGCTATACGTGCAGCCGATAGCGCTGTCGGCGCTGATGCGCGAGGACTTATACGAGCTGTCGCGCAAGGTGACTTAGAGGGCGTTGGAGAAGTGTTGCAGCGTGGGCGCCAACCTCAGAGTTTGAGCGCTAAAGACCCAAACGACATTGGCGGTGTAAAGCGTGTTCCAGTTCGCGGCTATGAGCCAAGTGAAATTGCGCAGCTTGAGTCTAATATTGGCTTACGTGATGAAAAGGGTCGCGCTAAGCCTGAAGCTATTATGGCATTAGCATCGCAATTCGATGCGTTCGGGAATCGCCTTAACAATATAAAGCCAGATCGTAAAACCGGATTAACGCATAATCACCCAGCCTCTAATGTGCGGATGAATACGCCGGTTGAAGAGCAGAAAGTTGCCACAAGAAAACGTCGCGAAGCACACGCAAGAAAAACCACTCAAATTAAGATTGGCGATATGCTGGTTCCTGCGTTCGGTGATCGCATGGTCGCAGATACAGATATACTTGGGTTCTCAGGCCAAACACTCGATAATCCAGTTTCAAAATTTGGTGGTTCTGGGTACATCCGTGATGCCGCGAACGATCGTATCTGGGCTTCGGATGATAAAGTTGTTAATTCTTTGGTAGAAACCTTAGAGCGTGCGGGTAAGGCGGGTAATCCACGCCTGATTTATGCGTCAATGGGCGGACAAGCATCTGACTTTGCTACAGATGATTTGATGCGAGATTATATGCGCAATGTTGATATCGATCCTAAATTACGCACGCTTCTGGCGGAAAAATTAGTAGCCTCAAAAGATTTTGTCGATAAAGACTTCTCGTTAGAAAACCTTGTTAGCGGCGGTAATAGTCGTCGTAACTTAATTAGCTTGCTAGATGGCGTTGAGGTAGACTTTGACGCACTAAATGGATCAAACCGCAGAGCTGTTTGGCAGGCAATAGATAGCGCAGAGTTCCGTGATGCCGGCATTCCTATGGGTGAGGGGCGTATTGCCTTAACGGATAGAGATTTATTATTCGCAAACCCATTTGACACTGGCTTAAACATTGGCAGCCCTAAACTTGGAACTGGCGTTCAGCAGGATTCTAAGCACCCTATATACCCAAGAGGTATTTTAGGAGAATATGACGGAAGTCTTGAAGTGCAAATCCCAGCGGCAATTACGCTGAGAGATTTTTTCAATGCGCGCAGAGGCTTAACTGATGGTTTCGCATACACTCGACCATCAGGAGATCAGCGCTCATTTATGATGAGCCACACAAACCTAATTCAACCGGCCGACCAGCAGATGATAGATGAAATTGGTCTATTCAATGAATACTGGCGCATGTTCAACAAGTAGGAATAAGTATGGACTACGAGACAAATGAAATAGCGCTTGCATTGCAGGCCGAGCTAAACCCTAACCAGATGAACGACGACGAGCTACAGGGCATCGTTGGCAAAGAGATCGACGACGCAATCGACTTTATCGACAATTGGATCAGCCCCACACGCGCCACCGCGACGCAGTACTACCGCGGCGAGCCGTTTGGCAATGAGGAAGAGGGCCGCAGCCAAGTTGTCAGCATGGACGTGCGCGACACGGTGCAGGCGATCATGCCGTCGCTGATGCGCATTTTCCACGGCACCGACCGCACCGTTGAGTACGCGCCCCAAGGGCCAGAGGATGTCGCGGCCGCCAAGCAGGCGACGGAATACGCGAACTACATCATCAATCGCGACAACAACGGCTTCCTACACATCCACGCGGCGTTCAAGGACGCGCTTATCCGCAAGGCGGGTATACTGAAGTGCTACTGGGACGACCAGACGCGCTTCGAGACACACGAGCTGAGCGGCCTCGATGACAACGGCCTAAACGCTATTATGGCGGATCCAGACGTTGACGTTGAGATCGTTGCATCCGAGCCTATCGGAGAGCCGCAGATCGACCCCATGAGCGGTACGATCGTACCTCCGCCTATGGTGCACGCCGTGCGCGCCACATACACATACCCAGACGGACGCGTGAAGCTCGAGGCAGTGCCGCCAGAAGAGTTCCTAATTTCCCGTGAGGCCAAGTCCCTTGAGGACAGCGACTACGTCGCGCACCGCCGCATCGTGACCGTCTCAGAGCTTGTGGCCATGGGCTACGACTACGACGACGTGTCAGACCTCGGATCCGCGTATGACGACATGGAGACAAACGTCGAGCGCTACACGCGCAACAAGGCGCTCACCAACGAGATGAACGAGCGCAATGACCCGGCGATGAAGAAGGTGCTCTACGTCGAAAACTACATCCGCGTCGATTACGACGGCGACGGCATTGCGGAGCTGCGCAAGGTGTGCACCGCCGGCGACGGTAAAAAGATACTCATGAACGAGCCGTGCGCGATGCTGCCGTTCGCTGTGTTCTGCCCCGACCCCGAGGCGCACGACTTCTTCGGCATGTCGATCGCAGACACTGTCATGGACATCCAGCGCATCAAGTCGTCGATCATGCGTAACACGCTCGACAGCTTGTCCATGTCAATTCACCCACGCGTCGCAGTAACCGAAGGCATGGTCAACATCGACGACGTCATGTCGACAGAAGTCGGCGCCATCATCCGCCAACGCTCCGCCGGGCAAGTGCAGCCGCTCGCGATGCCATTCGTTGGTCAACAGGCATTCCCAGTGTTGCAATACATGGACGAGATCAAAGAGGCCCGCACAGGCATCTCAAAGGCGTCTATGGGCCTCGATGCGGGCGCGTTGCAGTCATCCACCGCAGCGGCCGTTCAGGCGACTGTGTCGAGCGCACAGCAGCACATCGAGATGATCGCGCGCATCTTTGCCGAGACGGGCATGAAGCAGCTCTATCGCATCGTGTTACACTTAATCACGACGCATCAGGATCAGCCGCGCATGGTGCGCCTGTCGAACGAGTTCATCCCGATCGATCCGCGCGCTTGGAAC